GAATATCGAACAAATTAACTTGAAAGTTCGGGCGAATTTCGACAAAGACAAGGCGGAAGAAGACGCGAAAGTATATCGTGAGCAATATCGCGAATTAGACCTTGTTATTGAAGGAATTCGCAAACAAAAAACAGACTTACTCACGAACGCAGACTTACCACTTCCAGGCTTATCGGTGGACGATGGCGAACTCTTATACCTCGGTCAACGCTGGGACAATATGAGCGGTTCGCAACAATTACAAGTCGCGACGGCTATCGTTCGCAAACTGAAGCCTGATTGTGGGTTCGTTCTCATTGACAAGTTAGAACAGATGGACCAGATCACACTCACGGAATTCGGAGCATGGCTTGAAAAAGAAGGATTGCAAGCTATTGCGACAAGAGTATCAACGGGCGGAGAGTGCTCGGTTATTATCGAAGACGGTTACAGTATAAAACCCGAAAGTTTTGAAAACGGGCTTTTAAACGGGGCAACAAATGGCGCACAAGAAACAGTCGCGCCAACTTGGCAAAATGGCTTTTAATAGAAAGAAGGAAAAATCATGAAAAAAACAGAAAAATTTATCGTATTGCGCAATAAACAAACCGGCGACTATATCCAAAATTACAAAAACAACGAGGGCGCGTTTACATTTTGGGCAGAATTAACAAGTGAAATTCAAGACGCTGCAACTAATCTGATTGAATCAATCGAGGTCATCGAAAATGACGGCCAAAACCTAAAAGCGCTTGCCCAAGGATTGGGGTGTGAGATCTTGGTCGTGGAGGCTGAATACACACTCAAGACCCTCGACGGAGAAGAACCGAAAGACCTCACGGAAGAGATCGAAAAGGCGAAACGCAAACATTTTGAAAACCTTCTTCGTGGGCTTTTAGCAGAAAACGACGACGAGGAGGACTAAGAAATGCAAATTACAAGAGGAAGGAAGGCACGGGCTCAAAAAGTCGTGATTTATGGCCCTGAAGGAATCGGAAAGTCAACTTTTGCAGCACAATTTCCAGATCCGGTATTCATTGACACGGAGGGCTCGACAGATAATATGGACGTGGCCAGAATGGACAAGCCTACAAGCTGGGCAATGCTTAAGAACGAGATCGCATTTATCAAGGCGAATTCGGACGCTTGCAAAACGCTAGTCATTGACACGATTGATTGGGCGGAGCAGTTAGCTGTATCTTATGTTTGCTCACAGCACCAAAAGAACGGAATCGAAGACTTTGGGTGGGGCAAGGGTTATACATACGTCCAAGAAGAAATCGGGCGCTTGTTAAATAGCTTGTCAGAGCTTGTCGATATTGGAATCAATGTTGTCTTAACAGCTCACGCTCAAATTAAGAAGTTCGAGCAACCGGACGAAATGGGAGCGTATGACCGATACGAATTAAAACTCGGACAAAAGACAAGCTCGAAAACAGCCCCGCTTGTCAAAGAGTGGGCGGATATGGTCCTATTCGCGAATTATAAGACGCTCGTTATGACGACGGACGACGGCAAGAAGAAGGCGCAAGGCGGAGAGCGTGTTATTTATACCAATCATCGCCCCGCATGGGATGCAAAGAACCGTCACGGCTTACCGGATCAATTACCGTTTGATTTTGGAAGTATCGCACATATCTTCACAACTCAACAAGTGACACCACAAGCGCAATCTGAACCGGTACAAGTGGAAACGCAACAGCCTGAAATTGCAGAAACACTTAACACAATCGCGGACGACATTAAACAAGAGCGCGAACTTGCTAAACAAGCACAAGAGCAACCGCAAACAACCGGCTTATTACCACAAGCACTTATCGACTTAATGACACCGCATAACGTGACAGAAAGCGAATTGCAAGACGTTGCTTATATACGCGGACATTTCCCGATGGGAACGCCGATTGAAAACTTCCCTCCTGATTATTGGGATATGATTGTCTCTCACTGGCAGGCGACTATGGAAGTTATTCAAAATCAGGTTCGAGCAGATCCAGAATTACCCTTTACCGTGTAAGTTTTGGGAATTAGAAATTATAGCAAAATACAATAAGGAGTATCTATGAAAGATAAAACTATTAAAATCAATTTGTCAAAAATTGCAAATACAGCCCTACAAGAAAAGGTTGACAAAGAACTTGAAAAAGTTCTTGAGAATATTCTGGATCTCAATACAGAAGCTAAAGCGACTCGCAAGGTTACTATCATACTAACGATGTCAACAGATGATGAACGTAGAGTCGTTAAGACAGGCATGGAAGTCAAATCTACCCTAGCACCACAGAAAGGTGTTGCAACAACTGTCATTGTCGGTCGCGACGACACTGGTAAAATTCATGCTAATGAGCTCAAAAGTGGCATTCCAGGCCAAACTTACTTTGACGATAATGGTGATATGAGAACTGACACTGGCGAACTCATCGAAAAAGTGGAAAAACAAAGTACAAATATCATTGATTACAATCAAAAGAAAGCAGGTAACTAACCATGACAGAAAATATTAAAGATGCATTATCATACGTAGTCGAACTATCGGGTAAAGAAAACAAAATCATTCGTTCAGAAACCGGGAAGGAATATTTTGACAGCGATGAATATGACTTACGGGAACTTAACCCTCGTAAGTACGCACCTATCCTTGAGCTTCAGACGCTCAAAAGTCTAGTTGATTACCTCAAATCAGATAACGATCTCATTAGTGGTCGTAAACTTGTACTTGTTGTGGACAGTTACCAAAAAGTATCTGTATATGATCAAGTTGATTTTGAAAATGGTAAACGTCCTCAGCTCGTATCTGTAAAAGCAAATGTTCCAGTTATTCCGTTCAGTAATTGGCGCGATCAGGAAGAATTCAATATTATGCTGCAGTCTATGTTCATCAATGATGCAGACCGTAATTTGGTTTTGGATTTTGCTAGCCATTTGAAAATTGAAAAAGGTGCAGAAGTACAGGACAATGGCATCAGCCAAATGGCTACAGTTCGCGATGGTGTGGCAAGTTTAGCACAAGCTAAGACTCCAAATCCAGTAACTTTACGACCATATCGTACTTTCAACGAAGTGGAACAACCAGCAAGTCAATTCGTCTTCCGCATTAACAAATCGGCGAATCTTGCGCTTTTTGAAGCAGATGGGGGCAAATGGAAATTAGAAGCCGTAGAAAACATCGCAAATTATTTAAAAAATGAACTTGCTAGCAACAAAAAAATCACTATTTTAGCTTAAAGGAGAAAACGACATGACACAACAACAATTTAACAACTTTGACCGCGAATACGACTGGAACGACACTATCCAAAAAGACGCTGAATTCACATTGCTGCCTGAAGGGCTATACACTTTCACAGTTAAGAGCTACGAGCGTGGACGTCACACACCAAATCCACAGAACCCTGGCAAATTGCCAGCATGTAACAAGGCGACCGTTCATATTCAAATCGTTGCAAATGAAGGTGAAACAGAATTACGTCACAACTTATTCTTGCATAGTTCAACCGAGGGAATGTTATCAGCGTTCTTTGGTGCTATTGGTCAAAAACGTAAAGGTGAACCGCTTCGTATGGATTGGAACGCTATCGTAGGGAAAACTGGTGTATGTAAGGTCGGAGTTCGTGAGTACAATGGCAACAAGTACAACGAAGTCAAAGGTATGATCTATGCTGAAGATGTGGACTATACAAAAGTATTGAACCAACAAGTAGGACAAACTACACAAGCAAGCTACCAACAACCGCAGCAGAATTTTGGACAACCACAAGGACAAGCTGGATACCAAGCCGGTCAATTTTAGGAGGTAAGGGATGCAATTAAGACCTTATCAACAGGAAGCACGGGAAGCGGTTCAAGCTGAATGGGCTAAAGGTCGCAAGCGCACGCTCTTAGTATTACCAACAGGATGTGGAAAGACAATCGTCTTTTCCAAAATCATTGAAGACCAAGTGAAAGAGGGCAAGCGTGTGCTTGTCCTTGCTCATAGGTCAGAACTTTTGGAACAAGCTAGCGACAAGCTTAAGACTGCTACAGGTCTCGGCACAGCCTTAGAAAAAGCCGAGAACACCTCTATCGGCTCCTGGTATCGAGTAGTCGTCGGGTCAGTCCAAACTATGCAGAGAGAGAAACGACTTAGTCAATTCCCTCCCGATTGGTTCGATACAATTGTAGTCGACGAAGCCCATCACGCTATTTCAGATGGTTATCAACGTGTCCTTGGCTATTTTGAGCAGTCGAACGTATTGGGAGTGACTGCCACACCAGACCGTGGAGATATGAAGAATCTTGGTTCTTACTTCGATAGCTTAGCATATGAGTATTCACTAGTTCAGGCTATTCAAGAAGGGTACCTATCAAAAATCAAAGCTTTAACAATTCCGCTTAGCTTGGATTTATCAAATGTTAGTATGTCAGCGGGTGATTTCAAGGCGAGCGATGTTGGGACGGCACTGGATCCATACCTGGAACAGATAGCGGACGAAATGGTCAAACAATGTTCAGACCGCAAAACAGTCGTGTTCTTACCTTTGGTAAAGACCTCGCAGAAGTTTCGCGACATCCTGAACGCAAAAGGTTTTCGTGCTGCTGAAGTCAATGGAGAGTCCAAGGATCGTGCAGAGATTTTAGAAGACTTCGAGAATGACCGCTACAATGTGCTTTGTAATTCGATGTTATTGACGGAAGGTTGGGACTGCCCGTCAGTAGATTGCGTGGTCGTGCTGCGACCTACCAAAGTGCGAGCGCTGTATAGCCAGATGGTAGGGCGTGGTACTCGATTGCATCCAGGGAAAGAAGAACTGCTTTTGCTAGACTTTCTCTGGCACACTGAACGCCACGAACTATGCCGGCCAGCTCACTTGATTTGTGAGACTCCAGAAGTCGCTCAGAAAATGGTTGAGAACATGGAAGAGCAAACAGGTGTCATGCTTGACCTTGAAGATATGGAAGTTAAGGCAGCGGAAGACGTAGTCGCTCAACGTGAGGAAGCTTTGGCCAAACAATTGGAAGAAATGCGTAAACGTAAGCGCAAATTAGTAGATCCATTGCAATTTGAAATGTCTATCCATGCCGAAGACTTGTCGAACTACGTGCCAAACTTTGGATGGGAGATGTCACCTCCTAGCGACAAACAAATCAAAGCGCTTGAAAAATACGGCATCTTTACTGACGAAGTAGGAAATGCAGGCAAAGCCAATCTCTTGTTAGACAGATTGCACAAACGACAATCAGAAGGATTGACCACACCAAAACAGATTCGCTTCCTGGAAGGTCGTGGTTTCAAAGATGTGGGCATGTGGCAATTTGACCACGCTAGAAACATGATTGATCGTATCGCTGCTAATGGATGGAGATTGCCTACAGGCGTGCGACCGTCTGAATATGTACCAAATTAAAGAAGGAGAAAACAGTGGCAGAGAATGATTTTAACTTATTGCCGTTGCTGGATTACATCAATCCTGCCACGGTAGACTATCAAACATGGGTCAATATTGGTATGGCTCTTAAACACGAAGGATACACGGCATCTGATTGGGATAATTGGTCGCAAAACGATAGCCGATATAAGAAATTTGAATGCTTCAAGAAATGGGATACTTTCAACGAAGAAGCAGGAACCATTGTAACAGGCGCTACCATTACCCAGTTAGCAAAAGAAAACGGTTGGGTGTCGCAATCCGGCTACGATAGTGAGAATTCTCATGAGTTAGATTGGACAGATACAATCGACCGTGATTATCGTGTCATTGATAAAGACTGGATTGAAGGGAAAGAAATTCACGAACCAACGGTTTGGAATCCTGTTCAAGAAATCATCAAATACCTTGAAACACTATTTGAAGCCAGCGAAAATGTTGGTTATGTCACCGAGTCGTATCCAAAAGTAAACGATGAAACTGGTGAGATTGAAAAATGGCTGCCAACTAAAGGAGCATATGACCGTACCGCGGGGCAACTGATTGAAGCACTTAGCAAATGTAATGGTGACATCGGTGCAGTTCTCGGTGACTACCACGAAGAAGCTGGTGCATGGGTTCGTTTCAATCCCATGGATGGCAAGGGTGCTAAAAACGAAAACGTGACAGATTTCAGGTATGCCCTGGTTGAATCTGACAGTATGCCAATTGACAAGCAAAATGCCATCTACAAAGAACTTGAATTGCCGATTGCTGCTTTGGTTCACAGTGGAAACAAGTCGCTACATGCCATCGTCAAAGTAGATGCTAAGAACTATGAAGAATATCGAAATCGTGTTGATTACCTATATAAAATTTGTCAGAAAAACGGAATCGTCGTTGATACACAAAACAGAAATCCAAGCAGACTATCACGCATGCCAGGATTTATCCGAAATGGGCAGAAGCAATTCTTGGTGGATACTAACATTGGTAAGACAGATTGGGACGAGTGGTACCAATACATCGAAGATTTGAACGATGATTTACCTGATCCAGAATCACTTTCGGATAGCTGGGATAACTTACCAGAGTTGGCACCTGAGTTGATTAAAGGAGTTCTTCGTCAAGGCCATAAAATGCTGATTGCCGGACCTTCAAAAGCTGGTAAGTCATTCGCTTTGATTGAGATGTCGATTGCGATTGCTGAAGGGAAGAAGTGGCTCGGTTGGGATTGTACTCAAGGACGTGTGTTATACGTCAATCTGGAGCTAGACCGTCCGTCTGCCCTACATCGCTTTCGTGATGTTTATCAGGCTATGGGATTGGCTCCGCAAAATATCAATAACATCGATATCTGGAATCTTCGCGGGAAGACCGTACCGATGGACAAGCTAGCACCTAAACTCATCCGTCGAGCCTTGAAAAAGAACTATATCGCAGTCATCATTGACCCGATTTATAAAGTTCTGACTGGTGACGAGAACAGTGCGGACCAGATGGCTCACTTCACGAATCAATTTGACAAGGTAGCGACAGAACTAGGCTCTAGTGTTATCTACTGCCATCACCACTCTAAAGGTTCTCAAGGTGGTAAGAAATCCATGGACCGCGCTAGTGGTTCGGGTGTATTTGCTCGAGATCCTGATGCGCTCATTGACTTAGTAGAGTTAGAAGTATCAGAAGAACTACTGACCCAGCGCCTGAATCAGGCAGCGTGCGAGGTTTACAAGCAGGCTTTACAAGAACGAAATAAAGCTTATTACCAACAGAATGTCGGACTAGATGATCTATTGAGTCCAGCTCAGATGAGAACGCACTTTGAAAAAGGTATCGATGATGTCATGGTTCGAGCTCCATACGTGGACAAACTTGAAGAAGTACGCAAACAAATTCAGATAGCGACTGCGTGGCGTGTAGAAGGTACGCTTCGCGAGTTTGCTAAATTCAAGCCAGTGAACATGTGGTTCAGTTATCCAGTACACGCGCTTGATAAAACGGGCGTACTGGCCGATATTCAATTGGATGATGTGAATGGGAAAAATTCTCCGTGGAAGAAAAACTTCGATAAGAAAGAAACCAAAGAGGATAAAGCTCAGAAAGTTGAGACTGCAATCGGAATTTTGAATGATGGTATCGAACCAGTAACTCTGGAAAGTTTGGTAGATTATTTCTCTACTGAAGAGAAGCCAGTGAGTGAAAAAACAGTCCGTAGGTGGATAAAAAACAACGGAAAATTTGAAATTATAAACAAGGAAATTGTGCCGAAAAACTCAAATATAGATGAATAGGGACAAGGACATATCGAAAGACATATCGAAAGACATATCGAAGGACATTATTCGATTTGTCCTTAGGGACACAGGGACATTATTCGATTTGTCCTTATGTCCCTAAAATGTAAAAAACGAGGGACATATCGAATATTTTATCGAAATGTCCGAGGGACAAAACCAGGGACAGAATCTCTCCTCCTATGGAGGGAGAGATTTAGGAAAATGTCCCTGAAGGTCCATGGGTACATGAACAGGAACAAGGGGGCTATGCATCCGCCCCTTGTAACCCTGTAACCATGTCCCCTGACATGGACTAAGCGCGTATGGAAAAGCTAAAATAAAAAACTAAAAAGAAAAGGTAAAATATGAAAGTAAAATTTTTTAAGTCGAACGTGAGCTACTTCTCAAA